TTGGGAGTTCCTCGCTTTAAGCCATCGCTGTCCTCGTAGTAAGTCACATTGCCATTAGCATCACGCTCCCACCTCTGCCAGCAGTCATTGCTGATTTGGTAGTAAGTCACTTTGCCCTTGGCATCGTAAATCTCGATAGGGAATGTAAATTCAATTCCTAGTTCTGTTAGTGTTTCGCTTAGTTTTTTCATAGTGCTTAGTGTAAGTTCATGTGGTTAATCATCCAAGACAATGCCAGTGCCGTTGCAGGCAGAGCAGGTTGGAAAGTCATTTGTGTTTGGGTTGCCCGGCAATTCGCCATATCCATCGCATGCCGGGCATTCTTCTGGCTCTTCTTCACTCATCATCAAACCTTCCCATGCCAAACTTGTTGCGCCATTGGCTGTAAGTTGAAGCATGCAAGCCAACTTCATTGCATGCATTTTTGGCAGCAACACCTGCTTTGCGTAAATCATCAACAGCATCAATCATGCTGCGCTTCTGTTCGTCTGTAAGACTGTGCGGCAAATGCGTTGATTCTTCTAGGGCCACACGTTTGCCAGTGCGCCTTTCAAATGCTTCATTGGCTTCAAATTCTTCAGCAATGCGCCGTTCTGCCCACTTCATAAAGCTAGAAATTCCCTGTGTTTGTGTTTCAATCATATTAATTTATTTGTAAAAGATATGTCTGCCAATTTTGACTGTGATTGTCATGCTCTTTGCCCAATATGGCATGCAATAATCTGCATGGTAATGATCAGCACCATTAGTGAAATTGGTTGGCGCAGACAAAGCGATTTGCAACGCTTGGTTGTATCTTGGATGCCGTTGTGCCTTGGCAAACAATGCAGGCCGTTTGGCTTTGTTGTTCCAGCAAGAAAACTGCAAACGTTGAAAGCACACTTCAGATGGCATCATGCGCCTTTTGATGGCCCGGTTCTGTATGACTTCATTGACGGCTTGCAAAGCGTTTGGCGCATATTCGCCGCCAGCTTCCAAGATAATTGTAGCCGCAACAATTTCAGCATCAGTTGCTGAGTATGTAGCATTGGCGCAAGTGATCGCGCAGAGTAATATTATTAGCTTATTCATATTATTATTATTGGGTTATTGTTATGCGCAGTTGATACGTGTTTCATTAACCTCTTTTACAACTTCAGCACAAAATTCATCTTCTGTGCGCTGCAAGAACTCATAATTGGGTTGGCCATCTTTGACACCATTCATGGAGCAATTAGTTCTGCGCCAAGTGCGGCCACTTCTATCGCCACCAACGTCATATCTAACCCCATTAAGGCCATTGCGCTCAAATAATATTGTCATGTAATCCATGCCATCAACTTGTATGCCAACGCCATGAAAAGACGAATCGTAATCGTGCAAAGTAACTGGCCTTGCGCCTTTAATTTGCATTAGCAAGTTAGACATAGTTTCCAACTGGCAGTAGGGTTGTTTTGTGTTATTCATATTATTATTATTAAGTTATTGTTAATACATGGCTTGTGCCATACCAATGACAATGCTGTGCCAAACACCCATGTCAATACATTCTTTAATAATAATTAAGCTGCTTATAAATGCGCGCCCTTGCTTGGCTTTGCCTCTGCAACATTGGATGGAAGCCATCCCGGAAGTCATGGATGATGCCACAAGCCTTGCCGTCATGCGGTCGCAACACTCTGCCAGTTGATTGGATTGCCTTGCGTTCTGAACGCCCACAACCAGCCATAATGATCACATTGGCAACTGGCGCATCAAATCCTTCTTCAATGGCTGATGTGCCAATAATGCACTTCAAACTGCCGTCCCGAAACCTTGCAATCACATCTGCCCGTTTCTTTGCGCCCATCTTGCTGTAAACCAACTCAGCACCTTCAATTGCACCTGCCAAGCGTTTGCCATGCTCAATTGAGCCAATCAGCACAATGGTGTGGTTTCCTGCTTCCATGCTTTCTCTGGCAATCAATTCAATGTGGGCATCCCGGTCCGGGTTTTCCCAAATGCCAAGCTTCTGCGCTGCCTGCCATTTGCACTGGCTGGTCTGCTTGCGCTCACCCTCTTCTGTTCTAAACATCCAAGCCATCTTTCTGCGCCTGTTTGCAATCAATTCATCAGACAATTGCTCAATGGCTTCTGATGCTTGTGTGCTTTGCACATCATGCCAAACAACCTTGGCCCTTGCTAGATGCCCATGCTCAACCAAAGCAGCACGATCAATGCAATGAACATTGCTGCCAAATAAATTGCGCACCAATCCATTGCGGTCTGCGTCACCAGTGAATGGAGTTGCAGACAATCCCCACCGGGCTGACTCTGCTTGTCTAATCTTTGCGCTCCATCCATCAGCACCTGCCCTGTGGCATTCATCCACAATCAACAAATCTGGTTTGCTTACCATTGGCGCACCTGCTGCGCAGTAAATTTGCAGATGCGCCTTTTCTTTTATTATCGGGAAGCGGTCACAAGCTGTTTGCATTTGCTCAACTTGTTCTCTGGTGTTGACCATGATTTCCACATTAGCCACACCTCTGCGCTTCAATAAACAAAAAGCCAGAGCAGATGCCGCAATATGCGTTTTACCTGCTCCGGCTGGTGCTTGTACAATACCACGTTTAGACTTTGCCAAGAAAGCAATTGCCTGCTGCTGGTATTGTCTTTGTTCCATTAATTACCAAGGCTGCTCATCAAGTGGCGCATCTTCAGCAACTGATGATGTGCCTTCTTTGTATAACACATGGTTTTGATTGTATATGAAACCAGAAAAACCAATTTCAGCCCATGACTTTGTTGGATCATTGCGGTCCGGGTTCATTTCAACCTTTGCCGAAAACTTTTTGTCTTTTACGATCTTTAAGAATCCTTCAGCATCTTCTGAATCTAATTGATCACGGAAGATTTGAACACCGCATGCTTTCAAAAGCATAAAGATCAATGCGCGCGCTTTGTATTCTGATGTTGGCAATGATAAGTCGCCCCAAAAGAATGTCTTGCGCATTGTTTCCCCACACTTGGTTGAAAATGTGCATTCAAACATGTCAGTGCCATCGCGCTGATTGATTTTGTGAATCACATTAGTTGTTTTGAACTCATACAATCCAGCCTCTTTGATGTAGTTGCTGGTGCTTGAGTTTGCGTCTTCGTCGGTTGCTATGTATTTAGCCATGATATTTTACTTTGATTAATAGGATTTTGTTTCTTCCCAAACTTTAATTCCGGGGATTGTTTTTGTTATTTTTAGTGCTGCCCGAATCTTTGATTCATTCAGACTGAACAAATCTGGTCTTGCTTTAAGCGTTTCCGCTTCATCAACAATCTCAAACTTGGTTGTTGTGCGAACCTTCACACCTGCAACTGCGTCATGCTTGGCTGCTGCTTCTTGGCGCAAAATTGCAATCTGCGCCTGTGCATCATCCAGCAAGTCAGTGTTGTCACTGTCAGCATCAATTTGCTTGGCCGCTTCTGCCATCACCTTTTGTTCTTGGATTCTGGCTTGGCGTTCTGCTGCAAGTTTCTTGTCACGTTCCACAATCTGAAACGCCCCAAGCAATTTTGCAATGCGGCTTTCCTCTGCTTTGACATCTTCAATGTAATCTTTAGCAACGCTGTCAATTTGCCTGCCAACTTCAAGCACTGGTGCTTTGGCAAGCTTTCTTGATTCCTCAATGCCTTTGATCAGACCACGCAATGCAGACTGTGCCTCTGCTGCAATTGTGGCTTCAAATCCATCATCAACAGTTTCAATACCTTTGGATGACATCAATGCTTGGATTTTCATTTGCTCTGCTTCAGCAATGATTTCAATAGTCACTCCATTGATCTTTGGTAATGTAATTAACTCGCTCATTTTGAAACCGCCTTTCTGAATGCATCAAAACCAATTTCAATTTTCGCTTGGATGTCTTGCGGCAAGTCACGCCATGTTTGGTCAAGATCCATGTCTATGTTGCCTTTGTTAGTCCAATACAGATTGGTTTTATATTCCAAATCACTAGCAGCAATCAATGCTGCAAGGTTTGGTCTATCTTCCATTGGTTCATCTTTGACTTCAATTGATTCAACAACTGGCGCAGCCTTTTTCATTGGCTTTGGTTTGGATTTTGTAACTGCCACCGCATCAGCAACGTCAATTTCTTCTGGCACATAAACGCCCTGCACAATCTCTGGTGCAATTGCCCTTAGTGTTTCTGATATGCAACGCGCCCTCAACATTGCTGCTGGTGTTTTGTCCCATGCTGAACCTTTCCGAATCAATCCAGCGCGTTGTGCATCATCCATTGAGAAGCTGCCATTGGTCTTGATGCCTTCAAAATCAAAAATGGCAGATTGCACATTCTCGTTTTTCAAGTCTTCCCAAGTGACTTTGCCACCTGCCCGGCGAAAGTCTGCCAGCATCGCATCTGCGCGCTTAGTCAACTTGCCTTTTACCAAGTGGTAATTCTTTGCCATTTCCAATGGCGGTTTGTTTTCGGCAATGCATTGCAGAGCAAAAACAATGCCTGCTTCTTTGCTTTCACAACCAAACATTCCAGAACGGCAAATGGCGTTTCCAATCAACTCGATGCCTTCAGCATCATTGATTTTATCATATGCTGTGATTTGGCTCATCGGTTGCCTCCCATCTCATCAACAACAATGTTGACCTGTGGCGGTTTGTCTCGACCTGTGAAGACTTGCAAACGAAACACCTTAATGCCTCGTTGTTCAAGTTCAACCAGTATTTCTTCAATGGCTTCTTCAGCCTTTGATTTTATGGCTTTAATATCTTTATTCATTATTCCTTTGTTTTGGGCATTGCCCTGTTATTATTATTATTGAGCAGCAAAGTGCTGCAATTGGCATCCAAAACCTTAAATTTGTAATGACAATATTTATATAATAATTAATTGTACAATATTTTTGATGCAGTTTTGAACGCCACCTGCGTCAAATTCCCAATCAATCAAATCATCTGGCAGTGGCTGTTCGCTGCTGTGGTCGCCCGAATATGTGATGCCGTCACGTGTAAGCCGCACAACATTACCACCCACTTTGCGCACCCATTCTGCTTCATTGGCAAACCTGCAATCATCAATGACAACAACCAAATCATCTGGCTTGGCTGCTTCATCAATCAGTTTTTGAATCTGTTGCTGCATTGCCCAAAGCCAAATGTCTTCATTTGCCATTTCTCTGCCCCACTCAGTGCCAAGCGAACAAAGCAACTGCCGGGCAGACTTACCCAAGCCTTCAATTGGATCTTCTTTGGCAACATTCAGATTGTGCTGGTCAACGCCCATTGCTTGGAGCATTGCGCGGATTGGCGTTGCAAATGATACAATTACCACATCATCACTCAATGCCGCCAAAGCATTTGCAATGGTTGATTTGCCAACAGTCTTTGCGCCATTCAGCGCAATCAATTTGATGCATTCCATTGCTGTTTAAACTGGCTGGTAAAACCTAGTGATTAAACCCTTGGTCTTGTGGTATTCAAACGCGCTTGCGCCCTTCTGTGAGCCAACAAAACCTGCGCCTGTGTGCCAAGCATCTGTTGCGCAAAGTGCTTCCAAGTATTCAACCACCAAGCCAGACTGCTCATCAATGACAACTGGCGCAATGGTCTTCTTGTGGTGGATGTGACCGCACTTCAAATGCCTGTATTTAGTAGCACCCCACTCTTTGGCAAACTCTGCTGCAATGATCATTGGCCATTTCTGCGCTGCTATCTTGTCACCATGCGACCACACCAACAAATTATTGCCCCAAATCATGTGCTTTCTTGGTGATGGTTCAGATTTAACTTTGATGTTTGGGCATTTGCAGTAATAGGCATTTAGAACCCGCGCAAGCCAGACTTCACTGTGCCAAGAATGATTGCCCTCAAGCACCACAACCTCCACTTCATTGGCTATTGTGGCAGCAATGGCGACCACATCCCGGCATGCTCTGATCAAGTATTCAACAACCCGATAATATCTTGTATCAACGTCCAGCACATGACCGCTTGCCTCGGTCTGGTTGCTTCGGTTGTCGCTGTGCATCATGTCACCGCCAAAGACCAAAACGCATTTGGCTGGTCTGTTTGATCTTGCCGCCAAGCCTTCAGCAGCTTCAACCATTCTGGCAGCAGCAATGTCGCAATTGTAATCTTCATCTTTGGTTTCTCTTTCGTCGGCATACATGCCCACATGCGCATCAAAAATATCTAATTCAAACAGCATTTCATTTGTATCAGTCTTGCGCGCTTTTCTTTTTGGAGCTTTGCCCAAGCCTTTGACTTGATCACAAAGACCATCAACAAAGGCTTGCATGCCCTGCGCTTCCGGGTAAAGCCGCCGCCATTCTTGAATGACATTGCCAGCTCCATCATATTGGACAGTTGTTTTGCCAACTGACAAATGCGCTGGCGTTGGTGCTGATGACTTCCATGGCACTTTGCCATCTGCCTCTAATAGTTTAATTGATTTTCTTAAATTGCTTACATCCTTGCCAAGTTGCCTCGCAGCTTCTGAATAACCGCCATACTTCAAGTAAGCATCAATGTCTTTTTTTTGGCTTTCAGTCATAATTTATAATCAATGCGCCATGATCAGCCATGCGCATTGCTGTGTTATTTTACTTGAGAAGACCCAAAATAAAAACCAACAATTGCCAATGCAGTTTGTCGGATTTCTGGCAATATTACAAAGCCTTGCACTGTGTCCCATTTCAGTGATTTGAAGAATCCAAAAAAGCCAGATGTTTCATGTTGCACACTGATGCCAATGCTTGTGAAAGCAAAAATGAATGGCGCAAGAACAATGGCAAATATGACTGAAAATGTAATTAGCCGCCGCATGTAAACACCACCGCGCGCTGCTGCCTTGTCTGCTGAATCATCAGCAACAGTTTGCCGGGCAATCATGCGTTCAAATAATCGGGTTTGGCTTTCTGCTTGTGCCGCTATCATCTTCATCACAAAGCCGCTTGCGCCGCCTCCCAACATTGCTAATAATTCTGGAGTCATATTATTTATTTCGTTTATTGTGGAAGTCGAATAGGACTTTAACTTTTTCTGTCAAAGCTTCTAGGTTGTAGTGCATTCTGGCCAGAACGATAATAAGCGTGATAATGCCAATGCCGATAGGCCAGAGGGATACAATGATTTGAATAACTTCATTCATTTTTTCCTCAGTTCTTTAATCACTTTTACTGCTGATGCAGTCATATAGACTAGAGTAGCAAGACCCACGACTAGTCCTAAAATTTCATTAACTTGACCGAGTTCAATAGTAGCGATAAAGCCCCCTGTTCCGATCGTAGATTTATAAATCATATCCTCCATCATATTATGGGGCAGTTGGAAATTCTATTTCGCCGTTGTCGTCAATGCTGTCCGTTAGGTCACGAAGCTCTTGGCGATAAGCCGCCCAAGCTGCGAGCTTGTCTTCAGAGATGGTAGTGTCATTTAGCTGAGTCCAGTCAGATTTAGCTAGTAGACGGTCACGCTCTGGACGTAATAATTCTTTTACAGTCTCAGGTTGTTCTGCCCAAAGTTTCGCTTTGAGGGAAATTAGCTTTCCTTCAACTAGGAATAGACCCCCGATTGAAGTCTCCACTTCTAGAGCTTGCTCATCAGTGATTTCAGCGACTTTAATTCCTTCTGAAGTAAATTCTATTTTCTCGTCGAATATTTGCAGGACTCGCCCATTCGTATCGGTTAATGCGTATTTCATAAGTTATTTATCCCTGATTAAATGAATAATTATAACACGTAGCTTACTATTAAGCCGCCGTATGTAGTGTTGTATCCTGTTGCTCCGACTGGAACTTGGATTGTTGTGGCGGAAACATTAGTGAATGCGTTTGTGCCTAATGTGGGAGCAGTTGTAGCAAAGCAGTTAATTGTGGAAAGGTTAGTGCAGTTATAGAATGCGTCATTCCCGATGCTGGTGACGCTGCTGCCAAAGTAAATACTAGTTAAATTGCTATTAAAGGTATACCCAGATGAACTAGTAATACTCGTAAGGTTTCTAGTTTGCTCTACTCCTGATATAAAGTCCGTTGTGTAAGGGTAGTTAACTGCTCCGATAGCGTTACGAGCTTCAAGTCCGCTAGATGCGTCTAGAAGATTAACTACAGTAGAGCTTGAGCTTTGACCGATCTGAATATTTCCTACTGTAAGAGTTCCGACGATCGTAGGATCTGGGAACGACTCGAGGAAAGCATTAGCCTCGGGGCTATTAGTCGGAGAATTCGGAATAGATCCGCTAAAGTTATGCCCGATAACTTCTCCGTTAAGCTTAACTCTAGCTTGAAGTGAAGTCTGCACATTCCCCGATGTGTCTGTAAGCTCGACCTCGAAGAAGGTCTGAACCTGATCTACATTAGCTATAAGATCGTAAATGCCTGCAGTTGCTAGAGAGAGCGTTCCTCGGATTCCGTTGTTAGGAATGTCAGTAAAGGTATTCGTAAATGCTAAAGGATCTCGGAAGAGCCTCCAGAGCCATGACTCCTTAGTAGTAGCGTCCCCTGTTACTAATCGAGAAACGCTTACTGTGCTGCGAGGCTGCAAGTTAATGAAGTCTAGAGAAGGGATAGTCTGCGCTCCTACTGCGTCAAATTGAACCTTAAAAACGAAGTCCGCTAGTTGAGTTACTGTAGCTCCTGCGACCTGCGAATCTATTATAGTTTCAAGCTCTGCAGCCGTGTGATCATAAGCTAGAGTATCAGATCCTCCTACTAGATAGCTACCCGATTCGGGACGAGCGTCTAAGTTTCCGATTCCGAGTCGAACCTCTGCGTAGTCTTGAATGTTTAAAGCTCCCCCGATTCCTGTTAGGTAAAGGTCTAGAACTAAGCTATCGCCAGCGACGAATTGTGTAAACTTTTGGGATCTAAGATCAGTAGCTCCGCGAACTCTAGCTGCCCTTAGATCTTCAGCATCGTTGTTTATGTATATAGACTGACTCATTTAAAATAGTTCTCCTGTCAATTACTCCTGCCATTCTTCGTGCTGCCTTACGTGTTCGATCACCTCGTCGAAAGTCTGATCGAGATCGATAGGAGGACGCCATCCTGCTGCGTATATCTTTCTACTATCTAGAGCGTATCGGAGATCGTGTCCCGCTCTAGTCTTGTGAAAGTCTACGAACTCGTAGATTAGATTCTCATTCATGCGAGAAGCTACTTTCTGAGCTAGTTCTAGATTTGTGATCTCCTCTAGTCCTGCGATGTTAAATTTAGTCATGCGCAGATGATCGCCGTAGCGATTAAAGTCTACTTTCTGCAGCATGAAGAGCCAAGCGTCCGCGAGATTCCTACAATCTATATACATTCTAGAGCCGACCTTATCGGGCTGTCCGTGAACGGTAACTGTCTCACCCTTGTGAACGCGAGAGACGATCTTCGGGAGATACTTCTCCGCGTCTTGCATCGTCCCTATCATGTTCATGCAGTGAGTAATTGCTATAGGAGTTCCGTAGGTTCTCCAGTAAGCGAAGCAGAGAGCGTCCTGCGCTGCCTTCGATGCAGCGTAAGGATTAGAGGGAGCGATAACGTCCCATTCGTGATGACAGTGATCGTCGTAAGCAGAGCCGAAGACTTCATCTGTAGAGCAGTGAATAAACTTCTCTAGGCTAGGAAGCTCGCGAGCATACTGTAGGATGTTTCCGATTAGACGAGTGTTTGATTCCCACACGTAGACGGGATCTTCGATCGATGTGTCTACATGAGAGATCGACGCGCAGTTTATAATGTAGTCGATGTGTCCGATCCGAGACGCAGTTCGCTTCGATATAGGAGCGTTTAGATCGTGACAGATCATAGAGTAACGAGGATCTGCGGAGACTCGCTCCGCGTCGCCTAAATGACGAAAGGAGTCGAGTCCGACGACCTCCCAGTCTGTATTTTCTAATGCCCACTTCGCCGTATGAGATCCGACGAAGCCTGCGCTTCCTGTTATTAGTAGTCTTTTTTTCATATAAATTTATGGAATGGAACTCTACGATAGCGCAGATGTCCTTTAGTCTCACCCTCTGGTTCATGGTAAGCCTTGAGAGTAGTAAGTCCCCCTTCTGCCTTGTCATCTCTTACTACGTGATCGCAGACGGTGTGAGTGATGCAGCAAAAACGCAACCCTTCAGGTTTCCACTTGTGCCAGTTAAGGTAGAGATCCTGAGTTCCCCCTCCGTCGTATCCGTCGAACTGAGCTAGAGCCGCCGCCCGCTTACTCATTAAAGTGCAGCCTAGACCAGTCCAGTCAGTCTCGATGACTGCTCCTCGACCTGTGCCGACATGACTGTTATCGAGCCAGCCTCTACGTCGCCACTTCTTAGCGTTAAGCTCGAAGACGTTCCCGCTAGGAGGACAGGCTTTTATGCGCTCTCGAATCCTTCCCATTCTCCTATGTTCCTTCTCGAATGACTCCTTACTGATTTCATTGTCATTCAACCTTTCCTCGCAGGAGTCGATAAGTAGCTGTAGCTTGCTAGGAATGATTCGCTCTTCGGGGAGATAGTCTTCAGCTATAGGGTTTCTATAGCTTCCGTAGCCTCCTAGGAAGCTTCCACCTCCCTGCGAGGGGTAAGTTACGAACGAGACATCGTAATAGCCACCGTCGAAGCGTAGCATATCTAGAGAGACGGAGAGAGCGTTATGGGGAACGAGGACATCTGCTTCTACGCTCCAGAGGAAGTCGCATCCCCAGCGTCGAGCAGCGTCGAATCCTGTAGACTGTAGAGAGGCGATAAGGATCTGGCGATCCTTCTTATAGTGTTCGCCGCTTTCCTCCATGTCGATTGCTATAATCTCGCGATCTTCAAAGTCTGTAGTCATCTCCTCTACTCGAATCTTACTAGCTTTATCAGTTACGACGATTAACCGATGATCGAAGCTGCTGCTCTCATGCTCGATAGCAGTTCTAGTTCTACGAAGGCAGACTTCGAGAGGGTCGATATAGGATTTAGTCGCGACAATGACTGATGCTATTTTCATTTTTTGAATTTTAACGAACGCTTTGAACGTGTCAAACTATCGATATTCCTAACTTTCTCTGAGTGTTAGTATATAATTATTTTTAAATTTAGCCTTTTCAACCACTATTTTTTCAGGGGATGAAATAGAAACTATTCCTGTCGTAAGTGTTGAAGATGTAGCGTGTATACTTTCATCATTTGCGAATACAGTTGAACCTCCCGATATATCAAAAGCAGTAGCATCGCAGTATCCCTGAAGATAAGCTATCCCCTCCCCTGAATACTCATTGTTTCCACCGAAAAATTTAGGGTTTTTATAATTTACGACATTATAAGAAAATGATTTCGGATGATCTCTAGATTGAAGACTTCCTACTGTAAGAAATCTTGCGAACTGAGAAGTAGTAGATCGAGTTAGCCCATCCGAGACAGTGCTAAAAGTGACTTGCACGATTTGCGTATTTTGATTGTTCTCGGAGAAGGACATGGTATTAGTCCCGTGATCGACTATTTCAAAGTTTTCACTTTTGGGAAAATAGATCATGCCGTTAATCGATGACTCTTGAGCCTGAGGAATGAACCAACCCTCAGCCGTTCTAGTTGTTTGAGAGTATCTAGTAACTGAGTTAGAATCGACTGTAGTCGTTAGAAAAAATTCTTTATAGTCTACGTCGGGAGGGGATGCTTTATCTCGACTTTGCCTATCTGTATTTGTTACTGAGCAAAAAGCTTTCTCGTCATATAGGAAAGGCATGCTTCTATATGATATAACGTCTATTTCATTCTGTCTTAAATTGAAGCTATCGAATGCGTCAGGCTTTATAGTGTTAATTGTTATTGAGTAGGATACGTATCTTCCAATGACATCGATTAAAGTTCCTACCGTAGTCTCCTGCGTGTAATGAGAAGAAGATGTTATGTATTTATTATAATTTGAAATCTGTTCGCCGTCGAAGTATGTCCCTATTCCTGAGGAATCAAAAATAGTTTGCAATGTCGTCTCTATAGTCGGCGTTGTTTTAACTTCTCTTGCTGTCGTTGTAGTAGGAAAGTAGGAAAAGTCGGATGCGCTAATTTGATCTATGAAAATGCTTGATGAATTAGTCGTAAGATCCCTAGTAATAATTGTCTCATCTAAGAAGCCATTACTCGCGTAATTACTACCAGTTTGAGTTCCTATCTTATAATAAGAATACTCGATGCTTGAATTAATTTTAGCGTTAAAAGTGCGAGTAGTAGTATCTAATCTAGTAGTGACAGGATAAGTCATGCTAGGCATGGTAGTATCCGTTCCCCTTGTCGATGATACTGAAAGCGTTAGTGGCATCCATGATTGACCCTCTAAAAAATAAGAATCCTCAATATCTGATAGTGCCGTAGATGTGCTATATGTATTCTCGACGGACTCCTTGTTATTTGAAAGAAAGCCGTAAACTCCACCAGCAGCCGAGAGCGTTTTATCGATTAAAAAATCGAAGTTTAGATTGTCCCAGATTTCAGTAGCGGAAGTTGTCGTGATTATCCCATATCTGCTCTGCTCTGCCGTGTTAGTCGGATCTAGGTCAGTAAGTTCGCCGTAATCGATATAAGTATATCTCTGCGTCACCTCCTGATCGAAGAAAGTCCCTAGAATAGAGCTACTAGTCCCAGTTTCAGCAGTTAGGACTTCCCTAGTGCTTTGACCAGTTGAATTAACATTTTTAGTGCTTGTCGCATTAACTAATGTAGTGCCTGAACTGCTACCCTCATCAGAGTTAGTTTGACCAGTGTAATCCGTCACTTCAGAAGTGCTAAAGGTCGTGCTACCTCCGTCAGATTGTGTTTCACTAGCGATTGTCGATCCATCATATCTATATTCAAGCGAGTAGGTCTCTCCTCCATTTTCATTGATTTCATTACTGTAGCGCGTTTCGAACAGCGTTGTATATGTTGCTTGATTGTCGCTATTAGGATTAGCAGTTATAGTTGAAGATAACCCAGATGCGTAATTAACATCATTACCATCGCTAATAGTTTGTAGCAATTCATAATAACTTGTCGAGTATCGGTGTTCATCATAGCCACTATTCTCTCCATTAGTGTCCATTGTATCGATGCTCACTATCGATAATGCGCTGCTAGATGTTGCCGAAACAATGCTAATTGATCCGTTATTACTACTCCCCGAACTAACATATGAATAAGCATTGTTGCCTTGAAAAGTAGACCCAGAGCTTGAGCCATCCAATAATGTGTTGCGAAGGTTTGCTAGAGTGGTCGTTCCTCCGCTCTTATAACTATAGGTCGTGATCTCTTCTCCGTTGTCATACTTCGTCCTAGTTATTAGAACACTGTCTGTACTTATAGTATTGCTATCTGTGAATTGTGATTGATTCTTAGAAGATGAACGACTCGAAAAAGTTGATGTATTATCCGATGAAGTTATTGCGCTCGAATTTGAGCTGCCGAATGTAACATCTGTATTTGAGCTAGTAGATAATTCACTAGTAGCTTCAGAAAAAGAACGAAAGCCATCTGCTCCTCCTCCTTCGTTAGTATATTTACTATGCGCTGATACGCCGAAAGGGTTATCAGTATCTGTTCCTTCATCCGTGTAAAATGATGAACGCTCGTAGCTTTCACCACTATAGAGGCTAGCAGGTTTTAGATAGCCAGAGGAGGAAGCTACAAAAGTAAAAGCATTGCGAGATCCCATTTTCTAAGCACTTGTTACGTCCCACCTCCAGAAGATGTCTGAGTCGTATTCTCCTATCTCTACAGATGACTTTGGATTCTCGTAAGCTCTAACGATATTAGCATTTAGATTAGTAGATACTACCTGCTCCCATTGTAGATTTTTAATTACTGCAATTAGTATCTCTATTCTCGGAGGGATTGCATTTTCTCTAAACTCGTAAGAGTCAGGAGGAGAGCCTAGGACTTTATATTCGGCAGAGTTAATTCCAGTCGCAGAAGCGTCTACGTCGATAACTAAATATTGTAAAGAAGTAACAGCCGAATGAGTGATTGAGTCTACTGGGACGACTAGTTCGTTGTTTATAGTTCCAGCATTGATGGAGATACCGTCTTCTGTAATGTCTCTAATTTCAAAGGGATGGTAAGTCGCAGACACGCCACTAGCTCCACTAGGGAAGATTGTTAAAGCGCCAGACTGATCCGCTCTAACTTGTATCCCTGCCGCACCTTTAGAATTAGTAATCGCGTTAATCGTATCGATCAATTCGTTAGCCTTGTCAGTGTCTACGAGTGAGGGACTCTCTCCCTTTGTCAGTCTCTTGATCATATTAAACTTTTACAGTTCCTATAATTTCATAGGTTTTTTGCATGAAGATATTCCCTGCGTATACCGAGCTAGAGATTTGAACTTTAGGAGAAGGAGCTGCTGCCGTGAATGCGAATGTCTGCTCATTGTCAATGGATACGTTTTGAACTGGGTTAGCAGTATTACCGAAATATCCGCAGTTGTAAGCCCCGTCGCCGACTGATTCTGGAGACGTAGAAACTGGGAAGCTAAGATCTATTAATCCGTCTTTTCTATTCGCTAAAGCTATTGACGTGAAAACAGTTTTTACACGACAAGCTGCGTTAATAGTCCCCGACTTTTCTTTAGTATCGACGAACCCTTCCGTCGAGAAATTATGCAAATCAGCAGTAGATTGAACATTTAAAAACGAGTAAAGATAAGAAGTCCCGATAGATATCCCTCCTCCTCCTATGACAGCTAGACCCCAGAACTTGACGTAGGGAAGTTGAATGACTTCAAAAGTGTAAGATGTAGGAGGGACGACAGCGTATTTAGAGTCGATCTCGAAGATTCCGTTACCGATGTCGCTAACAGACTCTTCGTACAAAAAATAACTAGTCTGAGTAGTGTGCGCAGTTCCGATAGGCGTAGGAACGTATGCCGACTTATTCTGTACAGACTTCTCGACAAAAACATAAGACTCAGGGAAGTTTACGTCCTTAATGAAGAAGTTAGACTCTGAGTCTAAAATTACTCGCCCCGTTAAGGGGGAGTTTGAAGGCATGTCATCTGTTCTAGCCATATCTTATTGAGAAACGAATTTACCCTCTAGGGTTTTGTTAATTTTTTCTAGGAGACCTTCTGTTCCGTCCTTATCAATCTGCTTTTGTAAACCCGCCTGCATCTCTGCCTCAGTAAATTTTTTGCCCTTCTTCCCTCCGACGAACTGCTGAAAGCCTCCTCCAGCCATTCTTTCGAATCGGATGTCTTCTTTCTTTCCTGCTAGGTTCGAAGCCTTTCGAAGATCCTCTCCCGTTAGAGAGCTTCTCTTTTTTTCTTCGACTGCCTCTCCAGTTTTATTAACGAGCAGAGTCGCCTCCTCTTGTGAGACATTAAACTCCTTCATAGTTTTAACGATCTTATCCGCAAGCTCTGCTCTCTTTTCCATAGAAGCCTGCGCTTCCTTGTCGCCGTTCGCCTGAGCGCGGAGAGCTTTTAGCTTCATCTCGTTAATTTTCTTCTCTAGTTCTACGAGCTTCTCCTTTTTTTCTTTTTCTCCTCCTGCTCCCCCTGCTCCTCCTGGTCCTCCTGATCCTCCTCCGTTTAGAGCTTCTAGGCTAGCTTTAGCAGCATCTCTAGCTTCCTTCGCTGCCTTGCGTGATGTCTGCAGTTTAGCCTCTTCTGCGTCTGCGGCTTCTTTCCAGAATTTAGCAGGATCGTAAGACATCTCGAACTCCTCCTGCTCCGCTTGTCTTGCTGCGAAGTATTCCCCGAAAGATTTCGACCCCTTCTCTAAATCCTTAGTTAGATCGTCGTTTAACTTGTCCGTATCGATTAGATCTATGTTTATCTTCGGGATTTTGTTTAGCTTCTCTAGCATGGGATTAATAGACTCTGCTAGAGTTATCTTTAAGAGTGTTCCGATTAGTCCTATCGTAGATCCTAGCTTGTCGTAGAAAAAGTCAGAGAAAGCACCGAAGCCATTTCGAGCAAAAGCTACAGAGTCCATTATCCCTTTTATCATCGAGACTCCTAGATTCGCGCCCGCCTCCATGATTCTAAAGCCTAGCTTTTTTAACGCAGCGCCGTCTGCCTCTCCTGCGATTAGTTCGCCGACTGCGATAGTCGCCTTGTTTTTAAATCTCTCGATAGTGTCTGCTGCCTTATCTAAGGCGACCTGAGTCTCTGCGTCCATTATCCCGTAAGTGTTTTTAATGTCCTCAGCCATCTTCCCGTAGCCTTCTTTATCGAGTCGCTTAAAAACCTCGATAAGTCTGCCTGCATTTTTTTGACCGAAGATTTCGATAGCCGCAGTCAATGCTCCCTGCTGATCTGTCGCTCCCGCGATAGCTTTACCAATTGTCTGAAACTGCTCCTCTGGACGCATCTTCCGCAGATCGTCTACGTTTAGACCTATGCGCTCGAATGCTCTGACGTAAGTAGTGAGACCCTCCGAGCCTTGCACGACCGCCTTCTGCATAATGACGATAGCCTTCTCCATGCTTTTAGAAGCGCCGCCAGCGTCTATGAGAGCGCCCCTAAAGACCTGAAACTCTTCTGTAGCGAAGCCAGTGTTAGCTGTGACGTCTGAAAGCTCCGATCCGAGCTGTATCGCTCGACGGGATAGTAGAGCGAAGCCCGCCGCAGCAGACGCTAGTCCCATCTTAGCGAGCTTGTTAGATGCGTTTATAACGCTCTTACTAAATTTTCCGACGCTAGTCTTAGCCGTATTTAGACCAGTCTGGAAAGCCTTAGAGTCTAGTCCTATTTTTGCGAGTAATGAGAAATTAGCCATCTTCTTTTAATCTGTTAAGTTCGTTAGCTCGCGCCTGTTGAGTGATTGCATTACGAGGGGAGTAGCTCTCCGAGTTACGCTGAACGATGCGCTGCAATAGCTGCAGAGCCGTCGATAGTGATAGATCTAGTATCTCGCCTAGAGTCCAGCCGTAGTTAGACGCTAGGCTATCTACGAGCGTCATAACGGAGACAGAGCTATCGACGTTCTCGGAAACCTTGCTAGAGCTAGAATTAGGGGATGCAGGCATGTCGTTAAAAGCAGCGTTAAAATAGCAGATAAGCTCCTGCCTTACTATTTCATGCTCTCTAATCATCTCCCCTACTTTTCTAGCATATCGACCTTTAAAGAATGGTCGATCGTTCGATAGCATGAAGACGAGAGCTACTAGATCATCTAGTCGAGGCTCTTCTCCCTGCGCTAATCTGTTCTCGGTAAACTCTAGATTAACTAGATCTCGAACAGTGATCTGGCGTAGCGACAAGCCCGCGATGTCTTGATCGACTCCGACAATAGCTTCGAGCCGCAGCCTTTTTTCAAAAGCTGCGGCTTCCGCGATGCGCTTGTTAGCGGCATCATTAAAACTGACCGCCTTTATGCGCATATATTTTTATGCGTTAATCTCTACGTAGCCGCTAATTGAGTAGCGACGATAGTCTGCTTGAGTCTCTGTAAGATCTACGCCCGTAACGATTACAGTTAAAAGGTCATAAACTACTGCTTCTCCCATTGTAGGAGGAGCTGCAGCAGCTCCCATCTGAACAGTTAGCGAAGCCTCCTGACGTTGAGGAACTATAGTAGAGCCTAAAGGCTCGCCGTTTCCGTCGTCGAGATCTACGCGATTAGCGGGAGTCGTGAGCGAGAAGCTCTCGACGACCATTCCGTCGAAATTTGCAGTTTTGATACCGAAGAGCTGATCTCCGTCTTGTACAATAGCCATAATTTAAATAATTGAAAAATTTAGTGTTGAGGGTTCAAAAATACTTTTACTGTCAATTTTTAGAACTCATCCGATTTTATCGTAAACTTGATCTCGTAAGTAAGAGTCGAGACTGCGAGATCTCCGTCTACTTCGAAGTCAGTCCCTGTCGGACGCATATACTTTACCTCGTAGTAAGGGAGAATAGGATTTCCTCCTCCGTCGAGTGTAGACCAATTATCCGCGTTTAAGAGCATCGCTCCTCGAACCTGCTCGCGATAGGATCTATGATTCGTCTGCGTTCCGTCTATCGCAGCGTCTGAGACGATCGATATCGAGAGCGTCAAATTATACTGCGTATATTCTAGAACGCCTCCTGTGACTGAAGTAGGAGGATCTTCTGCAGATCCGATCTCTGCTCGTATCGATAGACGAGGAGAGACGAAGCTATCCTGATCTAATGAAGCGAAGAAGCTCGCGGCGGGAAGTCCTGTCGCAGTCCCTAGGAAGACCTTTGCGGCGTCTTCGAAGTTAGTCTCTAAGTCTAAAAAGCCCATGTCTATCTCTGATATTCTGAAGCGCAGTCGAGTCTACGAGTAACTCCGACGGAGTCGTCGTGAACTCCTACGACCTTGTAGTTAGTAGTTCCGTCCGTTAAGATCATTCCCTTCGAAGGGAGAATCGAGTAGTCTGCGCGAGCGATGTAAAACTTCGTGTCGATCATCTCCTCGCGTCCGTCCTCGTAGATATCGAAGCTAGACTCTGCGTCTTGCTTGTTCGCCGAGTAAGTCTCTCCGTTACTAGGGAGAGAAGTTAGCGAGACGTTTATCTGCGCGATCGCGAACTTTAGATTATCTGATATCAAATCTGTTAGGCTCATTTACTAATAGCCTCTATGTAAACACGAAAAAGCCTCCTGCTTTCGCGGGAGGCTTTTAGCTTTTTGTGATGCTCCCCAGCATCGTTTAACTACTGATTAAATTAATATCCCATGCAGAGTTCGTATTCTGGAATAAGATTAAACGCGCAACGCTCCTCGAACTGCTTAAGGCTCATTACTGAAACCACTACTCCGAAGTCGGAAACCTCGCTTTGGTATTTATCGATGTAATCGAACTCGAAAGATTTAACATAATCGCGAGCTTTTGTGATCGCATTTTTAGCGGAAGAATAAGCGTGAACTGTTGTCCATCCGTCGTCGCCGTTAATCATTGTTACGTATTTGATATCTGCTTTTTTCATGTCGTGTTTTTTTTGTAGTGTTAAGTTCGAGGCGTGAATCGCTCCGATATGACAGATAAAGAACTACGAAATATAGGACGTCAAT